GTTTATTTTAACATCGTCCTCAAGTCCGGTTCTAACCAAATTAGCCTTTAAACCCTTTGTATTTGTTTCTAAAACAGTCCTTCCTCTTCTTTCTGCAACGTACAATTAATTGATCCTTTTTTTGCAAACATACCAACTTATGAAACGGAGGATGGTGTAAAAAAACCAATTTTGGAAAATGGTATTCCAAAATATGAAAGAATGCACATTTATGCTGATTTGGTTGCAGAAAGAAGAGGAAGGACTGTTTTAGAAACAAATACAAAGGGTTTAAAGGCTAATTTGGTTAGAACCGGACTTGAGGACGATGTTAAAATAAACTTTTTAGGGTTTAACCAGAATAAAGATACTTATGATAATGGCAATTTTACCACAAGATATTATGATGGAAGCGTTTCGGAAGGCACTCAACACGATTCATTTGGTATAACAAAGATTAAAACACTCATAAATTCATCATACATACCACAAATAGATATAGAATTTACTGATGTTCGTGGTTTGGCATTTTTTAATAGGGAAAACTCTCCGTATAGAATTCTTTTCGATTTTCCACCCCCAATATTTTATTTAACAATTAAGGGATATTACGGAAAAGCACTTCAATATCAAATGCATTTGGTAAAATATACTACCGATTTTAATTCTGATACTGGAAATTATGTGATTAATGCGAAATTCATAGCCATCACGTATGCTCCCCTAACAGACGTTTTGTTTAAATATGTGTTGAATTTTGGTCTTGTTAGAAAAGATAATGCATTTTCAGTTACTTTAGATAATACCAGACCAACAACAACTTTTGAATTAATACAAAAGTTAAAAGTTTTATACGACAATATAAAAGATCAAATTAAAGATGATGAAAATAGTGTTTCTTATGATAACGCAATTGAAGTACAAAGAAGGGTTGATGATGCTATTTTATTCTTAAACAATTATCAATCAACACTTACCGAAATAAACGATAGTTTCAGACCAGTTTTATTCACATACGAAACTGCTGAAGGAGAAGATTTTGGTAATATTCAGGTAATTAGTGGGTTGGGTGAATACGATACCATTATAAAAAGTCGAAGAAAAGCAGGAATTTCTTCAAATATTAGCACTAAATTAAATGTTGGTTTTATTGATCTTACCACTTTTTTTGCTGGACCAAGAAGTGGTAATATTGCTGAGACAAATGATGAAGAACAAATTGCCGTTTTAAATAGTTATAGAACCACTTTAAAGGATAAAACAAATAAAGCAATTGGGGAGAATTTAATTGAAGAAACCGATATTGGGGAACCAGTTGAAATTGAAAGTAGGGAATATTATGGTAAAATAAATGATTTAATCCCACCAAGATATGATTATGCTCTTTCTAAAAAAGTTGATGAAAATTCAACTATTAGAGTTTCATATATATCAATTGATATTACCGATTATTATTTGAAATTGTTTAATAGAAAATTAGACGCAAACGAACAAAGAAACATTGCTGCCGAAAATATAAACGAACAAATTAATTCGCTTGTTTTAGAAAAACTTGGAATGCTTCCAACCATTTATAATGTTTTTGAAATTATTTTAAATGATGTTGATCATTTCTTTAAAAAAATGAGAGAAACTTCAATACTTGCAGAACAACATCACGAAAAGTTTAAAAATGAAATATTAAGTGGTTCTGGAAATGATTTTGGGGATTTTAGAGAAAAATTATATCCATTTCCTTTGGTTTTGAAAGAAGAAAGAAATTGTGGTGTTATTAAAAAAGTCAAAACCGCTCCGGTAAATTTAAGTGATAAATTGCAAGAACCGTTTCCTGAATTAGTTTTACTTGATGAATTTATAGATTCTTTCTCATTATATAATTCGATTGTATCATTGACAAATGCAAGATCGGAAAAAGATGAAACTGGTAATATAAAATGGCTTCCTTGTAATCCTACGGACACTAATTTAGTAAACACCAGTCAAGCAAGTCCATATGCCGGAATTGACAACCCACTCAGCAGTATTAATACAAGTACCGATAATTTGTTTGATCAGTTTTTAAAAATATTTTTAAACAGATTTTACATTATATCACAAAATACATTACGTAGAAATTTCTATGCTCAAAGAGAATTTGATGAATATGTTGTTTTTCGAAATTTACATGAGGAAATGGAAGCAATAAATTTCGCAAATGGTGTTATAAGTAAAGATTTGGGAAATTATTTTTTGGAAAGATCAAAACAATTTCAGAGAAATGTTCAAAGTTTTTATGATTATTTATCGACAAACAACACATATAATGACATTTATTCGTTTTCCGGTGTTATTGATAATTTAAGTGTTACAAACGGAATCCGATTATACGTTGATAGAGAAAATGATTTTTATCGAGGATTGAGTATAGAAAATGGAGATATTGCCCTTAGAACTCAAAATGAGGCTGGCAATAATCCTATTGATGAATTTATGACAAAAAATGTTGATAGTTTATGGAAAAAAAGTCCTGTAAAAGGTAATTATAAATGGACAGAATCTAATTTAATTTATTTTTCTGATGGTGGTTCCACCGTAAAGGGGAACTATAGTTTAGAAACAAAATATGTTGTAAGAAATTATAGTGCCGGGGATAATTTTAAAAGACCCTTTAGAAATAGTATTAATAATGGTGCTTATTGGTCTTGGGAAAAAAATAGAAAGGGAGATATTAATATTGATTTCACTAGAGATTTGAGTGAATCTACATCCAATCCCGCCTTTGCTCCAAATCCTTCTGCAAATCCAGTTGATATAACAAGGGGTGAAATATTAGAAACTATTGAAGAATTTGGTCATGACGGACTTAGAAGATATGCTGGAATTCCCGATTTTTCGTTTAGATATAATATTGATTTGGCTAATGATATAGTATTGCCTTGGACAGTTTCGTTAACTAAATTTGGTGATTATGTTGTAAATTTAGACACATATGGTGATGGTTCGAGGGATAATGTTGAAAATAGGTTCATTAGATCGGTAATGTATTTATCTTCTTTCGGGTGGGCATTAAGTCCGTTTTCTAAATTTCCATATGATTTTAATGGGGGAATTTACACCATTCCGGCAGCAAATGAAGTTCCTAGATTTCTTTTAGCGTATATGGGAGCGTTGGTTGATATTGAAGGAACTGAAAATTATAATAATCTTTTAGAATTTTTAACCAGCGATGTCGAAGAAGTAACTCTTAATAGGGGATATGATGTTGAAGAATCAAAAATTATAGATAGTTGTGGATTTTTAATATTGGCAGATATTAGGGACATTAATAGATATCTATCAAGAAGGGATAAAGATTTGTTAAAAAGAGAATATAATGATTTTATGTTTAATGCTTTTAATCCAGTAGATGATGAAGTTTTAAATATATATAATCGAGTCGTTGATAATGATTCTTGTGATGCTGAAAAAAGACGTGAAAACAGGGATAAACTTTTACAACAATCTTGTCGTGCAAAATTGTTTGATGAAGAACTTAGGGATTCTGATAACATATTTAGATTATTAATGGCAAGGAAAACACTTGTAAACTTTAATGAGATAACATTTAATACTCGTGATGAAGATAGAGAAGAATATTTCTCAATTGCTGATGTAAATAATGGTACGTTTGGAAGTGAAACAAATATAAAATCAATTAATGATGGTTTTTTCCGAAATTTCTTCAATAGACTTTCAGAAGAATTGGAAAAAAAGATTGATGATCTGGAAGAAACTGAAAGAACATTTAGAAGAAATGTTGATGATAACGATATTTTAACCCAAACATATTACTCGTTTAAAAATATAAATGATAAGTGGTTGGCGGGTTTAAATACCAATACTCAAGGATATCCATTTAATACTCCAAGAACTGACGGTAAAATATCAAGATTGATTAATCAATTTGTATTTGTAGATAGGGCATTCAATCCCATTGGGGATACAATTATTGATCTCAAACCACTTTTAGATTTAGAAAACGACACAAAAACATCAATATTTACAGTATTAACACAATTGTTATCGGTAAATGGTTTTGAATTTTTCCCACTTCAAAATTTTATGAGTTTTGAAGACAATGAGTGGGTGAAATCATTTGAAATTGATAACGGTCCAATTGAAAAACAATTTCCAACTTTTGTTTGCATGTATATTGGTGGTTCTTCAAGTTATCCAACGGGAATTGGGAATGATTTTGAAGAAGATGGTATTGTTAATTTAAATAATCCCGGAGTTGCTGATTTCAATAGTGCTGGTTGTGATCCCGATCCAGATTCTGATAATCAACAAGAAACTGCTAACGAAAATTTTAGATTTGCACAGGTAAAGGCTTTTAAGGTAAAATTTGGTGAGCAAAATCAAAGTATGTTTAGGGACATTAAAATTGATAGTAAGGAATATCCCGAAACAAATGAATCTATTCAAATATTGTCTTCGATTGCCGGAGATGGTGCTGATCAACCTCCGGTTCCAAAGGGTCAAAATCTTTATAATTTATATGAAAATAGATCATATAAGGCAACCGTTCAAGGATTTGGTAATGCAATGATTCAACCAACTCAATATTTCCAATTAGAAAACGTTCCATTATTTAACGGTGCTTATGTTATTCTTGAAGTTGAACATAATATAGTTCCGAATAAAATGACAACATCGTTTTCCGGAACAAAATTGTTAAAATACCCATTGCCAAGAGTTACAGACCCTGCCACACTATTCGGATTTAAGGGTGGTAGTTCAGATGTAACTCAACCCAATTTTAATACCATTACTGAAGGTGCTGGTGTTAGTGAAAATCCGAAAGAGGCTAAGTATAATGAATTTTATTTTTTAAAGATATAAAAATGGCATTTAAAAAATTAATACCGGAAAAAAAGAAAAGTAAAAATTCGGGTGAAAAATTTATAAGAGAAATTTGTAAAAGAGCACCTGCGGGTTCACTATTGAGTGGTAATAACGGTCCATTTCCCTTTGCATCGCCAGCAGAACCTAATAATAAAATATGGACAGCAAGCGTTCCGGGAGTATCCACAAATGAAGAATTGGGTGAAAGATTAATAGAACTATATAACCAATATGCTGAAGAATATGATCTTGATGCAAATATATTGGCAGCACAAGCATACGTAGAATCCGCATATAAAATTTGGATTTATAATTCGAATAAAAGAGAACTGGATAGAAGTAGTACTGCTTCGGGATTGGTTCAATTTACAATGCAAACAATTTTTGGTGCTATCATATCCAATAACATTAGTGGGGTTAAACCATTCACTCAAGAAGAAAAAGATCGTTTAACAGAAGGAGTGAAAGAGCCTAATGATTCAAATTCTTATAAGGCGAAAGACCCCAATAATTTAATTGCAAAAGGAAATAGAGCAATATTACACCAAAATTTTATTGATAATCTTGATCTCATGGTGAAAGCACAAGCCAGATATATGAGATATATTGCCAATAAGTGTGACGATCTTGCAAGTTCCACATTATTCGGATATAGTAGGGGTCCGGCATATGCAGCAACAACATATTCAAAATCAATTCAAAATTTGATAGAGGGTAGGGGGTTAAGTAAAAATGGTGTTGTTGATTTTAATGATCCATATCTAAAAGAGGGTTTAAATTATGTGATTAGAGTTTTTGGTTTATTGGGTGATCCGGATAACAGAATTGTGGGAGATGGTAAAAATAATTTTAATAAAAATTACAAACCCAAAGGATTATCTTTTGGATTTGAAGGAAATACATATAATGGCGCACCAACACAAAAAACACTTTTTAATTTATCTGAAGAATTTAATGAGTTTAATGCTAATGTTTCAGAAGCAGATGATTTTGGAATTCTTGAGGAAAATGTTGAATCGTATGCACCCAATCCCGATAAACCCAATGAAAAAATACCACTATCTATAATAACCCAAGATACTTTTAATTATAAAACGCTATTCTTTCCTGAAAAAGAATATCGTTCCGGTCCTGAAAATAGACTTAATAATAAAAACCAGTTAGTATTACATCACACTGTTAGTGGTCCAAGTGTGGCTGGTGATGTTTATTCGTGGAGACAAAAGGGTGATAGAATTGGTGTTGCTTTCATTGTGACTAGGAATGGAAATATATATCAATTATTCAACAGTCATTTTTGGGCAGTTCATTTATTTTTTGATGATTCACCAATAATTAAATTGAATTCAGAATTCGATGCCAATATTAAAAATATTTCGAAATATCGTCAAGATTTGGAAAAATTTTCTGTTGGAATTGAAATTGATTCTTGGGGTGGATTAAAACAAAAAAGTGGTGGTGGTTGGACTAATTATGATGGTACTGTCGATGTAAACAATGTTCAATTATACACTTCTGGTGATTTTCCCGGAAAAAAGGCGGGTATTGAAGGATTTAGAGGATTTTTAGCATTTGAAAAATATACTCAAGCACAAATAGATGCAACAAGGGCATTGATTATCTCATTACAAGAAAGATGGGGATTCCCATTAGAATATAATTCTGATATGTGGGATTATAGTGAAAATGCTATGAAAAACACTCCCGGAATTTGGACTCACGTAAGTTTTAGAGATGATAAATCGGATTGTCACCCACAACCCGAACTAATTGAAATGTTACAAAATTTGACTTAAACAAGACCTTGTTTTAATTCGTGAAGATCGATAATGCTGTCATCAATCTTTTCTTTATCGAACGACATTTCATCTATTTTCTTGATGGTCTTTTGAACCTTATCACTATACTTTGCCTCTTCAAGAGAATTTAAGAGTTTAATGTTTTCTCTTTTATATTCTTCAAACAATTCTTTCTTTTCTTCCGGTGTAGAGTTAATTAAAAGTTTAATGAGTTCTCTATCACCTTCAGATAATATTGGAGTATATTTTTCGTTGTATTTGTTAACAGCAATTTCTAAAATACTTTCATTTATGGGGTCTTCAAATTGTTCTTCATCACTAATTTTAACTTCTTTAATGTGATCAAGTACAACATTAAAAGATTCGTGCATCATATCAACTTCTACTTCATCGGAAGGTTTTAAAGATTCTGTTATTAGATTCCCAATCGCACTATATAAGTTAATCTTATCGTTCTTCAAATTAGAAGCATATTCGTTAATTGCATCCAATTTAAGGAACTTCTCCATTTTTTTATTTTCTTCTGAAATTTCTTCCAAAGTATAAACCTCAAATAATCTAATGTTGTTATCGATATAACGAGTTGCTAAAACATCATTATCAATATGTTTCTTTTCGAGATTATCAAATACTTTAAATTCTAATTGGAGAATTGGGGAATTTTTTACGAGATCGATAAATTCAGAGGTAAAATCCTTACTTTCAGAAAGAAAATCACCCTTAAAATAAGATTCTTCCAGAAGATGAGAAAGCACTAAATTAGCAACACCGATGTTAATTGTCTCCATGTTATAATATTTATGCGATTTTATATAAATACTCTAATTTATAGTAAACGTTAAGGTTATACTATTTTTCTTGATCATCTTCAAATGCATCATTTAAATCAACATCTTCAAGTTCCTCTAAATCAATCTCTTCAGTAGTCACTTCTTTAAATTCATTCAAACATTGAGATTTTTCTAAAAGATTGTCAATTTCATTAACCATATTAATGGCTTTAGCATTCAATTTTTCGTTTTTTTCATCGCCTTCTTTAATTAATTCTTTATTTCTCTCTTTCTTTTGAATACTATCACCAAAGATCATGTTTTCAACGTAATTATTGTAATATTCATTAGACATTACTGGTCTTCCTTTAACGCTATCTCCGACTACCGGAGGTAAATCTGCGGGAGTTGCAAACGGTACATTTCCTTCAGGTCCAGCACCGCCTTCAGGTGAACCGCCTTCTGGTGGTGGTCCGGGAAGTTCTCCGGGTGCGCCAGCACCGCCTTCAGGTGCACCACCTTCAGTATCCCCTGTCATTGCTGCACCAGCACCAAGTTCTTCAGAACCATATTTAGCATCAATGTCTTTAAATAATCCAGATTGTTTAATAATAACCGGAGCATCGGCAAGTTCTTGTTGTACAACTTTCTCCATTTTTTGTTGTTTAAGGTCTTCAACAATTTCTTTATTAGTCATGTTGAATAATCTACGTTTTGCTTCAGTATGTGACATTGCTGCAATACCATTTTCACCACGAGTAAGTTCAGTATAGGTTTGTGCTTTTTCACGCAACAATTCTGCCTTCATCAAATCTTGTTGTGTTGAAGGATTGGTCAGTGTGAGAGTAAAATCATTCAAATCCTCTTTTGCATAACCCAATAAATAGAGATGGATCATAGCCATTTTATTCAATTCCTGAATTAAGGATTGTTGAATACGATTAATCTTTTTAGCAAAACGAATATCGTATTGTGCCATGTTTTTACCACCACCTTGGGCATCTTGGAATGAAAGGAAGGGTTTGGGTATTCCAAGACCAGTAAATAGGTTATCTCTCAAATACTCAATATCTTGAATTTTATCTAAATTATCTGCACCGGGTAGTGTTTCAATACCTGTTTGAACATTGGCATTCCTTAAAGGGAGGAAATAGTCCTCATCGTTGCCTAAAATATTGAATCGATAATCAATTTGTCCATCGTTAGGTTGGACTTGTGTTGCTTTTTTAAATTTAGTTGCTACTTTATAGATATAATCTTCAATATCTTCTTCATCAATGTTACCAACATCGATTTTAAACACCTTTTTCTCGCCAGCACGTAAAATACGATAGGTTAGCATAGCATCCTCTCCCATTACCAATTGACGGAAAACTCTACGTACTTTATTTAAAACAGACGATCCATATGGAAGATATTTATCATCACCAAGTAAACGAAAATGGGCAATTTCAAAAACGTTAAATTCATCACCTGTCATTCTTTCTTTAAACATAACAGATGGTTTCCCTTTTTGAATTCTTTCAAATCTTTCAACTTCGTAATTAACCATTTGTTTTACATGAGTAAGTCCCACCTTTCTCTCACCATATAAAAGAACAAAATTATCACCATATTTTACCAAATTACGTGTCCAAAAGGGTAGATTAACATTTACATTAACAATATCATAGAAAAATTCTTCTAATAAATTTTTAATCCTATCTTTATTAGAATATATGTTCAACATTCTTCCATTCTCACCAATTGTTGTGGATTCTTCCATGAATAAATCCAATGCGGATGAAATGATTGGATAATATTCCATGCCCTCATAATCAATATACGCTGGAAGACGTGCTGCTTCATATTGGAGTGCTTTTTGAAATCCCCTATCTGTAGTTCGGAAAAATTTATTTTGAAGTTCTCTTTTTTGTTCAATTTCTAAGGCTTTTCTCTTAATATCTTCAGGAGAGTTACCCTTAATAATTATATTGGATTTAGGTTGCTGTTGCATTGTATCCGGTGCAAAACCAAATCCATCAAAATTGAAAAATTTATTTAATTGTTGGTAAATTGTACCCTTTTTTATCTCGTCTGCCATTTTTATAAAATATTATAGTTTTTTATAAATACTTGAAAAAACTCAAAAAGTCACTTTTTTATAAATACATTTACTTTTTATTTAAGCCTTTAAACAACCATTCATTTGCAATATGTTTTTGTAAATCAGGATTCATGGTTTTAGTGCCCCAAAAATCTGGCTTTTTATCCGGTTTTAAATTGTTTTCCTTTGCTTTCTTTTCAGCCATTTTTTCTGGATCATTCACAAGCAACATTGCATCAAGAACTTTCTTTTGTTTTTCTTTGCTATAATTAAACTTATCAATTTCATAATTAACTGTATATAAACCAATTGCAAGACCCATAATTGAATCATCGTGAAAAGAACGTTTATGATCCGCAGTTCTATTTCCCGGTACTGTAACAAAAGTTTTTAATTCGCCCAATAATCTACTTGATCTTATTACAACATATTCTAAATGAATTGCTCTTTGCATTTCAAGAAGAACTGAAGGTCTATTATCTCCAATAAAAAATCCGGGTATTAGGTCAACATTTGATATTGAACCATCTGGCATTATTTTTTGACCCTTTTTAATATAACCCTGTAATCTGTCTCTTGATGGTTTGTGTTTTACTTCAGCATGGTGTACAGATTCTTCCGGATAACCAATTTCTATTAATTTTTCAACCGTATGTACACCATATCCACCAGTAATATCAACAATAGCATATGCATTATTATATTGTAAGCCGAATTGATATGCAATTTCTGCCAACATTTGTGGTGTAACTTTACCGTAATATTCAGAAACTTGTACAAATTTTGTTTTCTTTTCCTTTATTTTTTTTGAAATGCCGTCTTTATTCACAACCTTTTCTTCAACACTTCTTATGATTTTATATAAACTAACGGTGGAAAAGTCATCACCATGACCCGCAGAAGCATCAATGGGCATAATATATTCTTCTCCCGGTATTGGGTCTTCAAAAATCCACATATTTAAATCAGTGTATTCCTGACGAATTGGGGGAATAATTTCTTCTTCTTCAATTCTTTTTAAATATTCTTCTGCAATAAAATTATCACCAGAACCAAGAAAAGAACAAAGTAATTCTTGTGCAATTTTACGCATATCACCATTGGCTCCTTTAATCTCATCTTCAAACCAAGGAGATGTTGCTTCCCAACCATCATCCATTAGGTTAATTCTATGAGAATTGGTCCAATTTTCGTCTTTCATGCGAATTTCCTTTTCTTTCCCCTTGTTTTTAACCCATTCAAGACCATCATTATACCTTGGATCATTAAACCACCAAAGTTCTACTGCTTTAAATGTACTATCACCCTTTCTTGCAGCATCAAATGTTTTATAAAATACTGGATCAAGACCATTGGGTGTTGATACGAAAATAGCACGACCACCAGTTTGTAATGTTGGTTTTGCAGAAGTCCAGAACTTATCTGATTTTTCTGTCCAAGCAGTTTCATCCCAAAATAACAGGGTTGGTGTATAACCACGAAGACCTTTGGATGAAAACGCACTTAATTGACAGCCATTATCATATCTTTTCAATTTTTGGGTATCTTTAACGGTGGGTTTGGGTCTTAACCAAGTGGGGCAATCATCAATAAAATCAACGACATCATTCATTAACTCATCACGTGCAGTTTCCAATTTATCAGCAACAATCGCAACACTTCTATTTTCTTTAAACATTACATACCATGCAATATACGCACAGGTTGTTGTAGAAATACCTGCCTGACGATATTTGTTAGCAACAACAAATCTTTCATCCATATACATATTGACCAAATCTCTTTGGAAACTAAACAATTTGAAAGGAACCATTTTTCCACCATCTCCTTGTGTTTGGTCAAAAACAGACAAATATGTTTCAATAAAATATATTGGATTAGAGGCACATTTAATAAATTCAGTATCTTGTTCATCAAGGGTAAGTTCAGATGCTTTTTTAGCCTCTCCCTCTTTAGTAACAACAACTGCTTCAGGAGTTGCACCACTTTGACGCAATTTTCTTGCTTTTTTTCTTGCCTCTTCTTTTTGTTTTTGGAAATCCAAATCAAGAGGAACTGCTCCAACGTGTTCAGGAAGTTGTGAATCTTTTGGTTCTGTTGACATCTAATACTTTTATAATAAATACAATGACCACAAAAAACCGCAAAGCACGGTATACATTTTAGTATACCGTGCTTCGATTCTCTTCTTCCAAATGGTACGATGAACTTTAATTTAAATCTATTGAAGAACTTTCCACAAACTCATTACCCTTTAGAATAATTCTTCTTTCGTAAAGCATTTCTTTGACCTGTTCTAATGTTGTCCCATAATGAAATACTAAAACAGGGGTATCATCATCTTCGTTTTCGTCAAACAAGTCTTCATATTGATTGAAACCATCCGGTGGTTCTATTTCTTGATCAATATCTTCATATGCCAATGCAATTATATTATGATATCCATGAACATATGATCTTTCAACCGATTCGTGCAAACAAACCAAATTAAAAGAACTTGTTTTTAAATTAAAAATCCCATTAATATAATCTTTGGGTGGTGGTTCTGCATTATCACATGCCGGAGAAATATCCCAACACCAATCTTCGATATCTACATTGGTTTCATCCATTGAAAAAATGAATTCATACAAACCCTCTCCCTTTGAATTATAACCGATTTTTAATACGTAGATAAGTTTTAAATCCCCTTCATTTAAACCCATATTCCACAATTTTCATATAAATACTTTAGAAAAGAGAAATACCATAATCTTGTTTGATAACACCATTGACAATAGCCAATCCAATTTCAAACCCATCTCTTTCTTTATTATATTCACTGTTGAATAATTGTGAGATCAATTTAAATTTTATTGAAATCATTAACAATACAAAACCTACAACGGGTGTTTGGATAAACAAAGATGCAAACAATAGCAAGAATATTGCTATCCACTCCGAAACAACTTTTCTACTCTTTATTACATGAAGGGTTTTTTCAGATTCTTCAATAAAAAGTGTTCTGAATTCGAAATCTCTTTTTTGTTCCGATAATTCATTCAATTCATTGTTTCTTTTTTTACCACGAAGCAATTTAATATTTTGCAATTCTTTAAAGTCCATAATAGATCGTTTCTGAAATATTACGTAAAAGGATAGAGATTGTTACAAAAAAAGCCGAACAAAATAATTGTCCGGCTTTTAAAATAACATTATTACTTAAATTATTGACCTAATCTTCTACGTGCAGCAGGAGCAGAAAATTGTCCAGCAGCCTTTGTTTGTGAATAAGGAATATATTGAACCCATTCTCCCTCGGTTCCCACTTTAAGTTTACCAAGCGTACTTTCCTTATCATCTGCAATTGCTTTTAGGACATTTAATTTTGTATTTAAATCTGCCCTATCAATATAATTTTTAACAACCGGACTTACTTTAGGAACTTGATTAAGAATTGCATCGATTTCTTGTTCATTTTTTGACTGTGCTAATTCTGGATATTTTTGAACAATTTGCTTTTTCAAAGCACCACTTTTACCAATTTGAGTCATTCTACCCATAAGTTGTCCTAAACCTGCTTCACCCATTGTTTCTTCAAACAATTTAAATTGTTCATCAATCATTTTATCGAGTTTCTTAACTTCTAAAGATTTTTTATTTTCTGCCAAAACTGGTTTTCTCAAACCCATTTTCTCCTGTAGACGAGCACGAACATATTTACGAACTTTTTTCTCCGATTCACTCATTTCTTCCTTATCATCGTGTTTTTCATTCTTCTCATCATCGTGTTTTTCATCTTTTTCATCTTCATCCTTTTCACCCTTCTTTTCTTCCAATTGTTTTTTCATTTCATTAATTTTCTCCTTCATTTTTTCCAATGTTTCATTTAGGGAAACATTAACAGTTCCAGCATCTTTATTCACTTCAACATCAACTGAACTTGTTTCAGCACCGTCTGGTTTAACAACATCAGCACCCATTGCTTCAAAACCCGGAGAAAAATCAACATTTTCTTCTTCTTTTTCACCATCCATTTCCATTTCAGGCTTTTCATCTTCATTCATGTTTGGTTGAACTTGAACTGCTGCAGGATCATTTCCACCAACAGTTTCTTCAACAGAACCTTTGAGAACGCCTTGTAATTGCATTAGGAATTGTTGCTTATTCAATGGACCATCACCTGCTTTTTGAGATGCTTTGTCCAATTTAAGAACTAACTCACCAAATTCTTGTGCTGCTTTTTGTAATTTCTGTTCAACAGCACTTTTTACGCCCTTTTGATATCCTTGAGCGATTTCATTTCCGAGTTGATCGAGTTTTTGTGTTGCTTGATCCACTTTATTGGTAATTGCACTTGCAACACCTTGTGCAGCACCTTTAACAGCACCGGAAACTTTTTGACCCGCTCTTTTACCAATATCTCCAACAGCACCAGCAGCACCCCTCAAACCTTTAAAAAGACCTATTTCTTCAAGAGCAGCCTCATCTAAATTTAGTTCTGCGAGTTCTTCTTCGTTCATTTTAGAATATTCTTCTAATTCAGACTCACTTAAAGTTTTTAAATGAACATCTTTTTTATCCTGTGGTTTTGTTTTCCACCAGAACATTCCTTCTATTTTCTTTTTCTTTGCTTCAGGAGATGCTTGTTCTTCATTCAAATTTTCAGTGTATGGTTTCATACCCTCTGCCAATTCTTCATGACCATATTCATTTACGAGAGATTCCATAACTTCAGAATCGGAAATTGTTGCCATTGATTCATAATCTTCTTCACAAAGTTCATCTTCTTTTTCCATCACATATGAACTTACAAGATTAGCCTTTTCTTCAACACCACATTCCATTAATGATTCTGCATCATATCCCTTTGATTCAGCAAATTTAGCAAAAGCACATTCTTTACATGATTTACCTTCTCCCATTTCTTCAGTGCCAGCGTTATCTACTTCAAGACTTTTTTCAGCATCTTCAGTACCGCTTTCAACTTTAATCATGGTTTTTTCTGCAAGTTCTCTACGTTCTTGAACATCAAATTTTGAGGCGAGTTTTTTCTTAAAATACCCAAGAAATTCTGAAACATACTCTTCGATTTTTTCCTTTGACAAATCTTCTGTTCTTGCTTTTTGACCCGCTTTTCCAATATAACTTTTAATTTCATCTCCATCTTCTTCTTCACCAGCATCATCAGGCATTTCTTCACCACCTTCCGGTGCTTCTTCACCAGCATCGTCAGGCATTTCTTCACCAGCATCATCAGGCATTTCTTCACCACCTTCCGGTGCTTCTTCACCAGCATCATCAGGCATTTCTTCACCACCTTCCGGTGCTTCTTCGCCAGCATCATCAGGCACTTCTTGATCGGCATCGTCTCGCGTTGGGTCAGAGCGTTCAGGGGCGTCTTGATCAGCGTGGTC